GTAACTCACCAGACTGTAAAAAGGATTGTTAGCGCTTCACCGGATATCGCCCAAAAAGTGCAACAAAAAAAAGAAGAGAATACCGCCGACATGATGGCGTACATGGAATCACAAAAAGCAGCGATGCAAGAAGCAATCACTCTGCATCTGAAAGCGCTCACAGACCCCGAAAAGATTTCAGCCGCAACATTAAGCCAGATTGCAACATCTTTCGGGATTATTGTCGATAAGGCCACAAGAAACACGGCAAGCGGTAATGATAGCCTAAATAAGCTGGATGGGCTAATTAAGGAGTTTAGAGATGCTATTAAGCCCGAAACAGATTGAATTTGCAAGGTATGGGAATCACCGATGGAATTTCAAGGGTGGCGCGACCCGAAGCGGGAAAACATATCTTGATTTCAAGTGGATTATTCCCATGCGGATTCGAGAACGAGCCGGGAAAGATGGGCTTTCCGTTATTTTGGGCGTTACAAAATCCACAATAGAGAGAAACGTACTAGAGCCTATGCGGAATCTGTACGGCGATAAACTTGTTGGGGCGATTTCCAGCGATAATACGGCGTGGATTTTTGGCGAGAAGTGCTATTGCCTGGGCGCGGAAAAAGTGTCTCAGGTATCCAAGATTCGCGGTGCGTCTATCAAGTATTGCTACGGCGACGAGGTCGCGGACTGGTCGGAAGAGGTTTTCGCGCTCCTGAAAAGCCGCCTCGATAAAGAGTATTCTTGCTTTGACGGAACATACAACCCGCAGTATCCCAACCACTGGCTTAAAATATTTCTTGATAGTGATGCCGATATTTTTAGCCAAGAATACACCATAGATGATAATCCGTTCTTGCCCCCAGCTTTTGTTGAAAATCTGAAAAAAGAATATGCTGGAACGGTGTTCTATGATAGGTACATTCTTGGAAAATGGACGCTGGCAGAGGGGCTTGTATATGATTTTTCCGAAGCAAACATTACGGATGAAGTGCCGGAATTCGCGGACTATTACATAAGCATCGACTACGGCACCCTGAATCCATTTTCATGCGGATTGTGGGCTGTGAATGGTAATAAGGCGGTAAGAATCAACGAGTATTACTACGATGGCAGAGCCAACTATAAGCAGCTCACAGACGAGGAATATTGCGACGCTGTGGAGCGGCTGACAGATGGCTACGATATCAAGAGGGCGATAATCGACCCTTCGGCAGCATCTTTCATTACCGCCCTGAAACGCCGCAGATTCCGCGTCCAGCAGGCGGACAACGCCGTTCTTGATGGTATTCGGCGCACGGCGGTATATCTCAAGAATGGGAATATAAAAATTCATCGGTGCTGCACGGATGCCATTCGCGAGTTCGGGCTATACCGATGGGACGATAAGAAAACGGAGGACGCGGTAGTGAAAGATAACGATCACGCCATGGATGATATCAGGTACTTTTGCAACACCATCATGAAATACAAGGTGGAGAAGAAAAACGAGATTTCACCCGCGGCCGCGTTGCTGTTGTGATTTTTTGAGATTTCTGCTATTGGAGAAAACGCATGAAGATTTATCAAGATTTGGAAGAAGCCATTGCAAAGGGAACTACCGGGAAATTCATACGTGATGCCGTGCGGGAACACCAGGGCAGCAAGGCGTATAAAGATGCCGCTGATGGTATGGCGTACTACAATAAGCACAATATCACTATTGAGAAATTCCAGAAATTCCTTTTCACCTTATCCGGGAATAAAACTCCTGATATTTGGAGCAGCGACTACCGGCTTAAAACGCTCACATTTCGGCGGCTTGTGACGCAGGAGGTGGGCTATATTTGCGCTAATGGCGTAAGCATGGACGAAAAAGAAAAGCTTGGTGCAGATTTTGATATTAAGCTTCAAGCGGCGGCAAAATTGGCGCTGGCGCAGGGCGTTTCCTATGGCTATTGGAATCTCGATCATCTGGAAGTGTTCTCGTTCGCCGATACTCCCGGGAATCCGGGATTCGTTCCGCTGCTGGATGAAAAAACGTCTGAGCTGATGGCCGGTATCCGGTACTGGTTCCGTGAAACTGGCCAGAAAACAGTTTTCCGGGCTACGCTTTACGAGCTGGACGGCGTTAGCGAATGGAGCGCAGAGGGAAGCGACGATGCGCACCTGATTGCAAATAAACGCGCGTATATCCACAAGGAACTGCGCAACGCCTTGGGCGTTGTGGATGTGTGCGACGAGAATTATACCCGCCTGCCTATTGCTGTACTGTATGGAAACGATACCCACGAAAGCGAACTCGTTGGGTTGCGTGGCTCCATCGACTGCTATGATTTCATCAAATCCGGGTTCGCTAACCAAATCGACGATACCAGCGGAATTTACTGGATTCTGCACAATACCGGCGCTATGGATGATAAGGATTTGGCACAGTTCATTCAAAGAATGAAGAGCGTAAAGGCCAATGTGGTAGATAGCGCCGATGGAACAGCAGCAGAGGCTCACACCCTTGACGTTCCCGTAGAAGCCCGAAAAACCATGCTGGATATTTTACGCCGCGACCTGTACGAAGATGCCCAGATGCTTGATGTGACGGCTCTGGCGGGTGCTGAGAAAACGGCTACAGAGATTTCGGCGGCGTATCAGCCGCAGGACAACAAATGCGCCGATTTCGAGTATTTCCTGATAGATTTCATTCGGCAGATTTGCGCTGTTGCTGGCATCGGCAATCCACAGCCGGAATTTACGTGGAACAAGGTAATAAATCGCACCGAGGAAACAAACATGGTGCTTTCGGCGGCTGCGTTCCTTGATGAAGAAACGATTCTGAAACACCTCCCATTTCTTTTGCCGGAGGAAGTGCCGGAAATTCTGAAACGGAAAGCGGACGCTGACATAAATACGGTTTACGGCGGTGATGAGGATGGCCAGACCGAATGAAGCCGATAGAGGAACCGACAGGGCGCTTGCCGATCTGGAACGCCGCATTAACTCCGTATATTCTCAGGCGGCTAAAGAGCTGCAAGAGGAAATAGATGCTTTTTTCAAGCATTTTGCCGATCAGGATAAGAAGATGCAGGACTTGATAGGCCAGAAGCGCAACGGCAAGGAGTGGACTGAAAAGGACTACCAGCAATGGCGGCTGAACCAGATGGGACGCGGGGCACGGTTGGAAGCGCTTCGGGACAAGCTGGCCGAACGTGCGACGGAAGCAAAAGAGGTGGCGCTTGCGTATGTGAACGACGCTACGCCTGGAATCTACTCCCTGAATCGGAATTACACCGCCTATACCATTGAGAGCGTACACCCAAGCGCAGATTTTACGCTTTTTGATGAGCAGACGGTAAAGCGATTGATTGCGGAGCAGCCGGACGTAATGCCATACTACCCCGAAAGGCTTGCGCTAAAGCGGGGCATTGATTTGGCTTTTGGCAAGCAGCAGATTACAGCAAGCGTTACAGGCTCCATATTGCAAGGCAGAAGCATCAAGCAGATATCCGATGATTTGCAGTCCAGAATCGTCACAATGAGCCGTGTAAGCGCTATTCGAGCGGCAAGAACGGCAGTTACCGCCGCACAGAACGCCGGGAGAATGGACAGCTACGCCGCCGCTGATGAAATATGGGGCATTAAATCCAAGAAAAAGTGGGTGGCCACAAAGGATTTGCGCACCCGCCACGATCACGGCATGGCAGATAATCAGGTTGTGGACTACGATCAGCCGTTTGATGTAGGCGGCTATAAGATGATGTTCCCCGGTGATGGCTCGTTGGGAGCGCCGGGGCATGAGCTGTATAATTGCCGCTGCACGGTGGTGAATGCCACGGACGATGATCTGGAAGCGGAACGCCACATGATGCGCGTGAAGAATCCCGAAACCGGGGAATATGAGCTTGTAAAGAAAAAATCGTACAAAGAATGGTACGACGAAAAGAAAGCGCAGTATCCTCCGGAAAAATGGGCGGGCATGGTAAAGGCTGGGAAGAACTACCAGGCCGACCAACGGGAATATGCAGAGTACCGAGAGATTCTGGGTAAAAAAGCGCCGAAGACGTTCTCTGAGTTCCAAAATATGAAGTACAACCAGCCCGAGGCGTGGCAAAAACTGCAAGAGGAATTGGAAAAGAAACGGGGGAATAAGAAATGAGCATTACCTTTGTGGATAACTCCGACGAAATCCTCCGCGCCCTTGGTGAAGCGTGTGAGCGCGGGTTGGAACGCTGCGGAGAAAAAGCTGTAGAATATGCCAAGGATTTATGCCCCGTTGATACTGGGAATTTGCGCAACAGCATTACACATACCGTGGAGGATGGGAAGAAAGCCATTGTTGGAACGCCGACCGGATACGCCATTTATCAGGAAATGGGAACGGGCAAATACGCCGAGGGAGGCGGAGGCCGCCCAACTCCGTGGAAATATCAGGATGCGCAGGGCATCTGGCACTGGACAGCTGGCAACCGGGCGCACCCGTTTATTAAGCCGTCAATCGCCGATCATCAGGGAACGTACAAAAATATTCTGAAAGACGAACTCAACAAAGGAGATTGACAGGGCGTGGATACCAGAAAAATAAATGTGCTTGGGGCTGAATACACGCTTTCCGTTTGCGGCGAAGATGAAGATTCACGGCTGGCGGGATGCGATGGATTTTGCGACGAAACCAGCAAAGAATTGGTTGTGGATAGCTATAGTAAGCACGTCGGCGACCAAACTTGTAAGAAAAACTTACAAGTTCAGATCAGAAAGAACAAGCGGCATGAGATTATCCATGCTTTTCTCTTTGAAAGCGGCCTTGCGGAAAACTCCGAATGGGCACAAAACGAGGAAATGGTGGATTTCTTCGCAATCCAGTTTCCCAAACTTATGGAAGCGTTCAAAAACGCTGACGCGATTTGAGGGGCAATAAATGAATAATGACGAAATCATAAAGGCCATAGAGGCTATCATAAAGCGTGGGAACGATGTGGAGATACGGCGCAAGGGCGACGGCTACATAGTCCTCGAAGTAAAGAAAACAATCAAATATTCTTCAAATAATAAATTTTCTCCCGCGTAATTGGGCGCTGGAAAGGGCAATAGGAGCCGAACAGTACGCAAAATGTACGTACTGTTCGGCTCCTTTTTTGTTTATTTTGGTAAAACCCGCGAAGTATAGCGGTTTTTATATCACAGTCGTCCCCGAAGAATAGGGGCGAAGAAAGGAAGACTGACACAATGGCATTAACTCGCAAACTTTTGAAGGGAATGGGGCTTACCGACGAACAGGTAGACACCATCATTGAAGCACACACCGATACCGTGGACGGCCTGAAAACCGATATCGGGAAGTACAAGGCCGACGCTGAGAAGCTCCCGGGCATTCAAAAGGAATTGGATGACCTGAAAAAGGAGGACGCTGACGGCGGCTACAAGGCCAAGTACGAGAAGGAAAAGAAAGACTTTCAGGATTTCAAAGACGGAGTTGCCGCTAAGGAGAGCGCCGCCGCCAAGGAAAAGGCCGCGCGTGCGTACTTCCAGAGCAAGGGCATTCCCGCCGAGAGCATGGGGATGGTAATCCGTGGAGCGAAAGCCGAAATTGACGGCCTGAAGCTGGACGGCGAAAGTATCAAAGATACCGCCGCACTGGATGGGCTGCTTTCCGGCGATTACAAGGGACTGATTGGCAAGGAAACCAAGACCGGCACCAACACCCAGACTCCGCCTGCAACGACCGGCGGTGGAAAAATGACCAAAGAGCAGATCATGGGAATCAAGGACACGGCGCAGCGGCAGGCGGCAATGCTTGCGAATGCTGAACTGTTCGGGATTTCCTGACAGTTGAACAAAAGTTCGAAAGGAGAAATTAATAATGGCAAATGTGACCACTACGGCGGAAACCAACCTGATTACCGCCGAAAAAATGAAGCGAGTTCGCGAGGTTGACTTCGTTCAGCAGTTCCTCCACAACTCCCTGCAAAAGCTGCTGGATGTTCTGGGCGTTACCCGGAAAATCCCCATGATGGAAGGAACCACCATGTACGTGTATTCCACCACCGGCACGCTTCAGTCCGGTGCCGTGGGTGAGGGTGAAATCATCCCCCTGTCCCAGTACCAGACCACCAAGACGCCGATTGGTGAAATTACCCTGCACAAGTGGAGAAAGGCAGCTTCCGCCGAGGCTATCAAGAAATCCGGCTATGACGCCGCCGTCCGGGAGACTGACGCCGCCCTGCTGAAAGACGTACAGAAGGGCATCCGTGGCGATTTCTTCACGTTCCTGAACGGCACAATCGCCAACAGTGTTACCGCTACCGGCGATGGCCTGCAAGCTGCCCTTGCGAATGCGTGGGGCAAGCTTCAGGTAGCTTTCGAGGACGACACCGCCGAAGCCGTCTATTTCGTCAACCCCGAGGACATTTCCGCCTATCTGGGCAAGGCTGCCTTGACCACCCAGACCGCTTTCGGCATGAACTATATCGAAAACTTCCTGGGTCTGGGTACCGTTATCACCAGCTCCCGGATTACAAAGGGCACCTTTGTGGCGACCGCAAAGGAAAACCTGATCCTGTACTACCTGACCATGAACGGCGACGTTGCCCGGGCGTTTGACCTGACCGCCGATGAACTGGGCTATATCGGCATTAAGTCCGGTTACGCCAACGAGGAACGGGCACAGATCGAGAGCCTTGTCATGGACGGCTTGCAGATCATGGTGGAGTACGCCGCCGGTGTTATCAAGGGTACCATCACCGAGGCTGCCGCCGCCTCCAACCCGTCCCAGGGAACGGGGGGTTAATCGCAGCGCTGAGCGGTAAATCTGCACCGGAAGCCGTGGACGTTGACGGAATGACCAAAAGGGAACTTTTGGAGTATGCCAAGGAAAACGGCATTTCCGGGGTCAGCGCTGCAATGAACAAAGCGGATATTTTGGCCGTTATCAAAGGCCAGTAAGGAGGGGTAAATATGGGGCAGGCTGTGAGTGTGAGCTTGTATGAGCTGCTTGTGTACCTGCGTAATTTCTTCCCCGGCTTGCACTGGCAGTTTACCGGGGAGGAAATCACTGTAAACCGGCTCATTATTCCCGGCCTTGAAACCGGCGATTACTACCTGATCGAAGGAAGCCGGAGGAATAACGGGATTCACGTGTACGGTGATGCTGATTTGCGGAACGAAACTTATACCGGAATCGTTACGGAAATCTGCGTACCGGCTGAGCTGCTGGCGATTCTGGAAGAAATCAACACATGGCAGGAGAAGAACGCCGAGGCCGTACAAAGCCCGTACCAGAGCGAATCTTTCGGCGGCTACTCGTACACAAAGGCAAGCAGTTCGTCCGGCTCCGGCGAAAGCACGAGCTGGAAAACGGTATTTGCGCCGCGCTTACGGATATGGAGGAAGATATGAGCTTGCTTGACTACTACCTGAATAACACGTGCGCACTGATGGAAAAGAAGCGCACCCCGGATGGGGAGGGCGGCTGGGCAACGGAATGGGCACAGGGCGCGGAGTTCGACGCGGCTATTATTCTGGATACCTCCATGCAATCCAGAATCGCGGAGAAGGAGGGCGTTACCAGCGTGTACACCATTACCACCCGCCGCGCTACTCCGCTTTCTTTCCATGATGTATTCAAGCGGCTTTCCGACGGCGCAATTTTCCGGGTGACGAGCAACGGGAGCGATAAGCAAGCGCCCACGGTCGGCACTTTGGATATGTGCCAAGTCACCGCCGAGAAATGGGAGCTGACAAAATGACGGCAACAGAAGCGCTATACAAGTTTTTTTCCGGCTTTAATCTCCCCGCGTACCCGGATACAGCGGTACCGAGTGATACCGTTATGCCTTACCTCACCTATTCCGTCTCCGTCGGCGGGTGGGGCGATATGGCAAATTCTCTGACGGTAAAGCTGTGGTATCACACGGAGAAAGAGGCGGAGCCGAATGCCAAGGCAGAGGAAATTTCCCGCACGATAGGGCGTGGAGGCATTCAGCTGCCTTGTGATACCGGCACAGTTTGGCTTATGCGCGGTGAGCCGTGGTGCATCAATTCCACATTTGAATCAGATCAATCCATCAAATTGCGGCAACTGAACGTTGCCGCAATTTTCAATACCATATAGGAGGAAATCAATGAAATTTACACAGATTCCGCAGGATACCTTTAAGGAGCTTGTGCTGAATGCCGGTGTTCTGCTTTCAGCCTTTTCGCCCGATACGGCGGAAGTCGCCGACGGCACTATTATTGGCGCTACCAGCGGCGGATTGACCTTCGCGGCAACGCCCAGTTTCTCCGATTTCGGCGAAGATATTGACAACTGCCCGAAAAACACGAAGGAGTTGAAACGGCTGGAAAGCTGGGAGGTGAAGCTTAGCGGCACTTTCGTATCCGTGAACGCCACCAACGCAAAATCGATGGTGGCCGCCGCTGATGAAGCCGTCGGGAAAATCACGCCCAGAAACGATATTGCAACCGAGGATTTCAAGGATATCTGGCTTGTGGCCGACTACTCCGATAAAAACGGCGCGAAAAAGGGCGGCTATCTGGCCATCCATATGCTGAACGGCCTTTCTACTGGCGGTTTCCAGCTGAAAACCGGCGACAAGAGCAAAGGCCAGTTCGCGTTCGAGTTTACCGGGCATTATTCCATTACGGCGCAGGATACACCGCCTTTTGAGATTTACGTAAAGGCCGGAGAGGCCGAACCCGCTACGATGTAGGAGGAAAAGCATGAGAAAACTATCTCAACTTGGCACGGACGAGTGCCTGGACGTGCTGTGCGAGATTACCCCGCACATTGTGAATCTCGTTTCTGATGAGGAAATCATGAACGCCATTGGCAAGCCGGTGGACAAGAAAAACTCCACAAAAGTCGGCGTTATGCTGATTGGTGCGCAGAGGATTACCACCGTTGTTCCGTTGCTGCTGAAAACGCACCGCGCCGACATTTATGCTATTTTGTCCATCATGGGCGAAAAGAGCATTGAGGAAGTGGCCGCGCAGAGTACCATGGCGACGCTTTGGCAGATCAAGGAGCTTTCCAACGATAAGGAACTGCTGAGTTTTTTCAAATCGTGGGGGCGTGGGGAGCAGAGCAAATAATCAGCGCACTGTGCGCCCTCCCCAGAGTACGGGCGAGGGCGTACCTCTCCATTCTTCCCATGGAGTTGAAAAAGCAATGCGAACGCGAAATTCTTCGGCGCTACATTACCGACGGTATCCAGATGATAACGCAAAACACGGCGGGGTGTGATAAGCGATTGTATCTATCTATCGGATACGAGGATATCATCAGCCCGAAGCCGGAGGAAAACCGGTCTGCGGAGGATATCGTTGCGGATGTGGTGAAAAATGCCGGGCTGAAACTGGTGACGAAAGGCGGTGGGCAGGATGGGAGCTAACGTTTTTAATCTTGAAGCGACAATCACACTAAATGCAGATGAATATGAACGTTCGCTAAAGGATTCAGAAAAGAAAACCAGTACATTTGCCGACGTTCTGAAAGCCAACCTTGCCAGTGGCGCGATTATCGCCGGAGTAAAGAAGCTTGCCGGGGTAGTTGCAGACGTTGGCAAAGCGGCCTACACCAGTTATGCGCGGTATGAGCAGTTAGCCAGTGGCGCACAGCTGATGTTCGGCGACGCTTACGATTTTGTGGCGGAGAAAGCTAGAAACGCCTACAAGACCGTGCAAATGAGCCAGAACGACTATTTTCAGCAGGTGAATGGATTTGCTACCGGCCTGAAAACTGCCCTCGGCGGCAATGTGCAGGCAGCCGCTGAACTCGCCGACAAAGTTATCACCGCAGAAGCCGACGTTGTGGCGGCAACCGGAAACACCCAAGAAGCCGTACAGAATGCCTTTAATGGCATTATGAAATCCAACTACACGATGCTGGACAATTTGCAGCTGGGTATTACCCCCACAAAAGAGGGATTCCAGCAGCTGATTGATAAGGTGAACGAGTGGAACGCAGAAAACGGCGAAGCCACTGCCTATACCATTGACAATCTGGCTGACTGTCAGGCCGCCCTTGTGGACTATATCGAAATGCAGGGGCTTTCGAACTATGCTGCGGAAGAAGCGGCAAGGACGATAGAAGGTTCCACGGCATCCATGAAAGCGGCGTGGCAGAACTTGGCAACCGGCATGGCGGATAGTAACGCCGACATGGAAGGGCTTACTCAGGACTTTGTGGACAGCGTATTTACAGCCGGAAGAAAAATTATACCCCGCGTACAGCAAATTGTTACCGGCGTTGGAACTGCCACGGTAGAAGCTATTTCGTATCTCCGGGAAACGAATAGCGCTATTGATCTTCTCGTAACTGCGTTTGAGTTCGCGGCCACAGCGGCAACCGTCGCCGGTACTGCAATCGGGGTGAATATGGCCGGAAAAGCCATTGCAAATATCGCCACGATATTCACGGCAAATGCGTCGGCGCTTGCGTTCTTCACAGCGGAAAGCGGGAAAGCGGCGGTCGCGGAAGCCACGCTGAATGGTGTATTTTCCGTTAGTGAAATCGCCGTTGGTGTACTCACCGGGAAGATTTCCCTTGCAACCGCGGCGCAATATGCATGGAATACGGCGATACAAGCAAACCCCATTGGCTTGATTGCCGCTGCTGTAGCTGCTCTGGCGATTGGCATCGGCAAGGCAACCAAGGCACACAAGGAGTTCGTCAAAGAGTTAGCCGGAGAGCCGCAGACGGTAGAAGAAGCACGCGCAAAGGTAGAAGAGCTTAAGAAGCAGTACGAGGAAGCTTCAAAAGCCAGACTGGAAATGTTCTCGTCGGATGCTGGTTTCAGCGGCGATACCGTCGAGATGGAGAGATTGGCTGAGGCGATAAAGCAGGCGGAGCAGAATCTTGCCGATTTGCAAGCGCAGGAGCAGGCCGCCGCCGAGGAAGCGGCGAAACCTGTAAACGTGATAAAGGCCGCTTCTGAGGAATACGCGGCCGCCGCACAGTCCATTTTGGAGGATTATCAGAATACCTATACCACCATCTATAACGGGCTGCATGATGCGGGATCTGCGTTTACCAGCGTGGTAGAAGCTACGGAGATTTCGTGGGCTGATGCTATGGCAAATATCAACGCCAACACCGCAGTGCTTGATAATATGGATGAGAACTTTGCTATTATTTCTGCTGCGGCAAACGACGCCGGAGTTAACATTGACGGCTTTTCCCAGTACCTTGCATCCATGAGCACCGAAGATGCCGCCGGAGTTCTTGCCGCATTAAGGACAGAGTTGGACAAAGTTGAATGGGGTTCCGCTGACGCAACAGACCTGTTCAATAATCTCGCCACTAGTATCAACAAATATGCGGAATCCGGTACCGGGACGGCTGATGGGCTGGCATTGGCGGTGGAGAATGTCAAAAGCCGTATGCAGGAAGCCACAGATAGCTACGTGGAAAAGGTGGGCGACCTTGACCAGGAGGCGGCGGCTACAGAGGCGGCAACCAATACCATGAGTGGGCTGGTTGCCGGTATCGATAGCAGCACCCCCGGAGTTTTGGCTAAGATGGATTCCCTCGCTTCCCAGATGAAAAGCCGTTTAACGAATAGCTTTTCCGGGTTCGTCCTAACAATAAATGCCAACGTTAAAGCATCCGGTTCTCACAAAAATGGCCTTGACTACGTACCATACGATAACTATTTGGCGTATCTTCATAAGGGCGAATCCGTGCTTACAGCAGAGGAAGCACGCACATGGAGGGCTGAAAAATCTGCTGGTGCATCTGGTGGGGCGGACTACGACGGAGCTGGTTTTGCTGGCGGTTCGCGTGGTGTGACGATCATCCAGAATATCCAGTCCGTTGCACAAACGCCTGTTGAGCTGGCAGCAGCTACAGAAGCGTATTTCACACAAGCGAGGTGGACGATTTGACGAATTTCAACAATTTAAGCAAGTTGTTCCGCTACGTGAACGAAAACGGGGATAGCGTTACCTTTGATTATGCCGGAGGATATCTTATCAATAAGCCCACGGGCATTGATACGGTAACGGTATCCCTGTCCCAGGCGAAGGGCATTAACCAGACGGGCGCGACGATTCAGAGCAAAAACGTTCAGCCCCGGCCTGTAAATGTCAACGGGTATCTGGTGGGAGACGGACAAGCAGCGAATAAAGAAAAGCTGCTTTCCGTCATCCGCCCCGATATTTCCGGGAAGCTATATGCGGATGATTACTATCTGAATGTTTGGCCTACGGCGACACCCAACATTGAGGCGAAACAATGGGGCGCACAGTTCCAGTTTTCCCTTTTGGCGGCGTATCCGTATTGGTGCAAGGACGATTCCGCAGCGGTAACGTTGTCCGGCATTCAAAAGCTATTCAAATTCCCGTGGAACATTTCAAGGCCGTATCGTTTCGGACAGCTGTTTGAAGCGAAATTTATCAATGTGGAGAACCGCGGCCAGGTTCCCGTCCCGTTTACTGCTACTCTTTCGGCAAGCGGTGATGTGGAAAATCCCAAAATCACCAACGCCGCGACGGGAAAATTTCTGCTGATAAATAAAACTATCGTCAGTGGGGAGCGGCTGGTTGTAGAGATCACACACGATCGGACGACTGTAACGTCATCCGTCGACGGAGATTGCCGGGGCGCGTTGAGCCTGAAAAGCACTTTGTTTCAGCTGGAAGTTGGGGATAATGTGTTGAAGCCGGAAGCGACAAGCGGGCTTGCGAATTTGCAGGTGGATATTGATTTCGCAACGGAGATCGTGGGGATCGCGCTATGAGCTTTGAAATCTATAAAGAGGACTTTTCCACCCGGTACGAAATCCGGCACGCAATCAGCGTTATCATGAATATTTACTACAACGATATTGGAAAGCTGATACTGGTTGCACCGGTAAGCGACTACAACATTAACGTACTGAAAGTCGGCAATCTACTATATGATACGGGCAGGAACGTAACATTTGTGATAGAAAACACAAAGATTGACACGACTACGAACCGCATCACGGCGAACGGCTACACCGCGAACTGGCTTTTGAATAAGCGCATCATTGCATCGGAATACCACATGACAACTATCGAGACGGGCGTGTACAAGCTGATAAGCGATAATCTCCGAGGCATGACGAGAATCCAGGTTGCACAGGCAACCGGGATGACCGATAAAACGGACAATGTTTTCATGGGCGGGAATTTGCTGGATGAAATCATCCCGTTCCTTGAAGAAAAAGGCATAGGCCACACAATGGAGTGGAACCCCGACGACATGACACACACTTTCCGCCTTTACAAGGGGCGCGACCTGACGGCTGGCATTCACGCTATTGTCTTTTCGGAGGAACAGGGAAGCGCAAAAGACCTTGTAATCAACGACGACGATTCCACACTTTGCAATGTGGCCTATGTGCAAGGAAGCTTGAGCGGCACAGACAATACTTTTATTGAGATTGTCGGCGATGCAACCGGGGACAATCGCCGGGAAGTTTGGTTCAAAACCGCCGTCCGGCAGGAAAATGACGAATCTGAGGCAGATTGCAAAGCCCGTGCGCGTGCCTACGGCCAAATGGAGCTCGGGAAGCGAATCCGTCGAAAGTCTTTTTCCGTATCCATCGACCCGGAAGACCTGGGCAAGTATTACGCTCTGGGGGACATTGTATCGTGCGTATCTGCCCGGTTTGGGGTATCGTTCAGCGCCCGGATTACGGGCATTAAGTACACCTTGGACAGCAACAAAGCCCGGACAGAAGTTATCCTGGGCGACCCTATTCTTACAGCATTGGGGGCAATGAAATTAAATGGCTAATATCAAAAGTTTCCCGAATAACCAAGATACATACATAGGCGCAGAAGACGTTATGCGCTGGCACCATGGCCGCACATCCGGCGTTTTTGCCGCTGGCAGTAATGCGTCCGTGCAGGCGCTTTCCACGCCGGGAATGGCGGTGAAAGTTTCAGACGGCACCGGCTGGATGGCAAATTCCGGCAGGAACGGCGTTGTGTGGTGGATTGATAATGAATCCGTTGATGGTGTCAAATTGCAGCTTGCCGTTGATGCGGCAGACGGCGTTCTGAATCGGATTGATCGCGTAATCGTGGAGTGGAAAACCACAAACTACGTGGACTATCCGGAAGTGAAAATCTTGAAAGGCGCAAAATCTGGGAAGGCAGCAGCCCCGGCGCTGACAAACAACAGCACAATCCGGCAGATCAGCCTTGCACGGATTTCCGTTGCAGCCGGTACAACCGCAATTACCGCTTCCATGATTACGGATGAACGGCTTGACGCTTCGGTGTGCGGGCTGGTGACGGAAAAGGTGGGCATTGATACCAGCACAATGCAAAGTCAGTTTTCCACACTTTTGCAGGAAACGCAGGCACAAGTAAAAGATGTGCTTGATGATACCACGGCACAAGCCACATCGGTTCTGGATTCCATCAACCGGGAGTTGGCCGATCTGGAAGCCGGTACGGCGGTGGAGCTGAAAAAGCTCCTGTTCGCGAACACCAGTGTACCGGTATCTGCGTTTGTGGCTGATTCTACATATCAGGATTATCCATTCCGTGCGGCGATTGCGCTGACGGGGGTGCTGGATACCATGATTCCGGAGGTGGTTCTTGGCGTGGCAGACGCAATTGACGGCAATTTTGCCCCTGTTGCGGCTACCTACAACGGCGGTGTGTATCTGTATGCTGCAAGCGCCCCGGAATCGGCAATTACAATTCCCACCATTATTTGCTGGAAAGGCGGTGTAAGCGCATGATTGGCAGAGTAAACACCGGGGGCGGCTCTGGCTGCATATTGACTATAACCGCCGTTGCCAATGAGACCGTAACAATCTCCAAAAACGGTAAGTCTAAGAGCAAAACCACGGACTCCAAGGGCGTTGCGGTATTCAGAGGGCTTGATACTGGTAAGTGGACAATTACCATTATCAGAGGTGGTGTTCCGATTACAAGAGTTGTGACTGTTACTGCGGATTACCACGTTGCAATTCCGCTGTTTGCAGCCACCATCAACATCACCTATCCCGCCGGTTCGACATGCACTTGCTCTGACGGTACAACGACTCTAGCCGCCCCTGACACCAGTGGTACATGGGCTTGCATCGTACCGAACGCCGGGACTTGGACTGCGGCTGCTACAGATGGGGAAAAAAATGCTAGTGAATCTGTTTCCATAACCACAGATGGTCAAATCGCGTCCATTGAGTTGAGCTATCGGGCGTTGCTTTATCAAGCTGGTGATACATCTGATAAATGGCAGTACGAACCTATGTACATAAATACAAGCTATAAAAATGCTGCAGCACCGACTGTTACCATAGAGTCGGACAGCATGATGATAACCCAGCCCACATACGTAAACGGTTGTGCTTATGTGTACAACCGCGAAATAGACATGACAACATTAAACACGCTTAGGTTTGATGGGGAGCTGTCAACAGCAATGACTTCGTTTGCTGACGCTGCCTGCCTGTGTATATGGACGAGTCTAGGCACGTATGTAACCGATAATCGTGTCGCATATATCAATTTCAAGACTGCATCCCCTAAGCAGATTGACGTATCAGCTTTGACCGGAATGCATAGAGTTGGATTTTTCCTGTTTTCAAATGGCACATATGCCAAGGTCAATAGCCTTTTGATAGAGTGAGGTGCTGTGAATGCAAAAAATTTATCTAGACTCTAATTTTAAGTGTTACGTTTCCTCTAGCGAGGGCTTGATAGAAGTTGAAACGGACGCATTCGACGGTAAGTGCGACGCGTACATTGAGGGCTACCGCTATATCCCGGCGGGACAGACGTGGACACGTACTGATGGCGTGGTGTTCGCTGGCGAAATGATTGCCCCGTGGAAGCCGTGGCAGGAGCTGGATGCAGCCCAGCGGGAGTATGAGCGGGAGCAGTATCAGGCTCTCGCTGCTCAAAACGCCGAGTACGAAGCCGCATTATCCGAAATCGAAACCGCGCTGGGGGTGAACGCATGACCATCGAAGAACGGAAGCAGAGAATCCTCGCGAAAATCGCGGAAATGAAGAGCGAGGGTGCAGACATGAAAAATGCCCTGACCATTTTGGAGGTGAAGCCGGATGAAGAAGTGGAGTAACGGAGCCAAAAAGCGGCTGGTGGAAATCCGCGCCGCCGAGGACGGGGAGCAGGATATGCGTGCCCTCGCCGCGAGTATCGCCAAGTTGCCCCCCGGCCAGCTGAAAAAGATTCTTACCGAGGACATCATTGCCATTCTGGCGAAGTACGGGGTGGTGATTGCGTGACCGTCAAACAGATTCAGTGCTTGCTCACCTATCTGGGCTATTCTCCCGGCACGATTGACGGCGTTGATGGCAGAAACACCCAAGGGGCAATTCGGGCGTTTCAAGCCGACTATGGACTTACCGTGGATGGGATACCGGGTGCGGCTACCCAGAAGATGCTCATCGGTGCTATCGCAGGGACGGCGGTGAAGGTGGAAAAGTCGGAGTACGGCCCCGCGCCAAAGACCGGGACGTTTTGGGATGATATCAAGTATTTCACCCGTGAGGAATTCCGGTGCCAGTGCGGCGGGAAATACTGCAACGGCTTCCCAGCAGAACCCGCAGAGGAAACCGTCCGCATGGCGGATGAGATACGCCGTCGGGCTGGGGTTCCCCTGAATGTGAATTCCGGTGTTCGGTGCAAGCAGCACAACGCCGAGGTGGGTGGGGTATCCAACTCCCTGCACACCACGGGGCAGGCTGTGGACCTCTCAGGGGCGATCTCCCCGGAGAAGCTGTATGCCATAGCGCAGGAGGTACAGGCCGAGAAAATCCCCGGGCGGGGCGGTCTGGGGCTGTACAGCTGGGGCATTCATGAGGACAACGGAAAATACAGCCGGTGGAACGGCTGAGAAAGAAGGAACGAGATGAACGAATTGGTAAAAACTGCCGTTACGATTCTAATCACGCTGATCGGGTCGGCGGGCTTCTGGAGCTATCTGGATGCCCGCCGGACAAGGAAAAGCGCAAGCACTCGCCTGCTGGTGGGAATCGCGCATGATAGGATCGTATTTCTCGGAATGAAGTACGTGGAGCGCGGGTATATCACCAGTGATGAGTACGAGAACCTGAACGATTATCTTTATGCGCCATATGCAGAAGCCGGAGGCAACGGCTCTGCGAAACGTGTAATGGAGGAAGTGCGGAAACTTCCGCTGCATAATTAAAGGAGGAAAACAAAATGATTAACTGGACTGTCCGTATCAAGAACAAGAACTTCTGGTTGGCCGCGATTCCCGCGCTGCTTCTGCTGGTGCAGACGGTAGCCGCCCTGTTCGGCTTTACGCTGGACTTGGGCGAAATCGGCGATAAGCTGCTGGCAGTGGTAAACGCCGTGTTTGCCCTGCTGGTGATTCTGGGCGTGGTCAATGATCCTACCACCGCCGGTATCGCTGACAGCAAACTGGCAAGAACCTACAGTTCCCCAAAGGAGGACTGATGTGATAAGTGGATAAAGTCCCGTGGAATCGGGTGATTCTGGATGAGTTCTGTTCTCTGGCGATTCTTACGCCGTTGGAGGAAAAGATCATCCGCACCCGAGCCGCCGGATGGAGCCGTGTACAGCAGTGCCACGCTTACGGCATGTCCCTTGCCACATTAGATAGGTACATTAGGAAGTTGAAAAACTCCTATAACAGTGTGCAGGAGTATAGCTACATACTCCCGAAAAACATAGACTTCTGATAGCTTTTTGAAGGATATGTGATTGTAAGTCGGTAGGGAAACGAGAGTTTCCCTACCGACTTTTTTGTTATTCTATAGGCAGGAAGGGGGCGCTGCCTATGGCTGAGTTTCAAAGCTTTAATCCAAATCCCCGCGCCGCGAAAGTCGGCGATTGCGCAGTCAGAGCTGTGGCAAAGGCTCTGGGAATTGACTGGTATCAATCATACGTTGAGCTGGCCAGCGAGGGGCTGACTCAATGCGATATGCCTAGCGCAAATAACGTATGGGGCGCGGTGTTACGGCGGCACGGATTCAGGCGGGCGGCAATCCCGGCGGAATGCCCGGATTGCTACACCGTAGGCGATTTTATCCGGGAATACCCTGACGGGATCTACGTTGTCGCGCTGAAAAACCACGTTGTTGCCGTGGAAAACGGCGTTTTGTACGATACTTGGAACTCAATGGACGAAAATCCTATCTATTTTTGGAGGCGTGAATGATGGCAAACCCTTATATGCAGCCCAACTACCAATCCGGCTATTTTCAGCCCAACTATTTCCAGCCGCAAATGCCCATCGGGCAACCGCAGATACCCGCACAACCCCAACAGCCGCCCCTTGATGATCGAATTTGGGTAGCTTCGGAATCTGCGGCGGAGGCGTTTATCGTCACGGCAAACGGATTTGTGCGGCTATGGGATAGCAATAAGCCGGTATTCTACGAAAAGCGGACGGACGCGCAAGGGCGACCAATGCCGATTGTAGCGTATGAATACAAAATCCGGGATGCGGGAGCTACCCCGGAGGCAGTCAGCGCAGGATTTGAGCAGCGGCTTTCCGCTGTAGAGGAACGGCTGAACCAGCTGACGGATGGAAAACGCGATGCCAAGAAAACGGAGGTAAAACGCAATGATGCCTAATCCTATGCAGATGATTTCCCAATTCCCCCAATTTATGCAGCAGATGAGGGGGCAAGACCCGCAGCAACTGCTTAATCAGCTTGTACAGAGCGGGCGTGTAAACCAGCAGCGGCTAAATCAAGCCCAGCAAATGGCACAGCAGATGCAGGGGCAGTTCGAGCAATTCCGTGGCATGTTCGGCTTCGGAGCGCCTAGAAGGTAAACAATAATCTGGCCAGATTTTGTTATATTTTTCATCTTTTGAAAGGAGAACAAAATGAGTATTACAGCAAGTGAAATGACCCCCGCCGATATCAGAGCTGTCACCGATGGCAACAACGGCGGCTATGGCGGAGGCTGGGGCGGTGATTGGTCTGCATGGATCATCATTTTCCTGATCTTCGGCTTCTTTGGCTGGGGCGGCAACGGTTGGGGCGGAGGCTTTGGCGGTCGTGGTTCCGGCGCTGGCGTGGTGGACGGGTATGTTCTCGCGTCTGATTTTTCCAACATCGAGCGGAAAATTGACAGCGTGAACAACGGTGTCTGTGACGGCTTCTACGCCATGAATACCGGTATGCTGAATGGGTTTGCAGGCGTGAACCAGAATATCAGCAACGGTTTCCAGGCGGCAGAGCTTTCCCGGTGCAATCAGCAGGCTGCCTTGATGCAGCAGCTTTTCCAGATGCAGATGGCAAATCAGGAGTGCTGCTGCGAAAACCGCGCCGCTATTCAGGGCGTGAACTACAATCTGGCTACCCAGAGCTGCGAAACCCGGAACACGGTACAGAACACCACCCGGGATATCATCGACGCTATGAACTGTGGTTTCCGCTCCATCGACCAGCGGCTTACCGCACAGGAGCTGGCGGCAAAGGATCAGAAAATCGCCGATCAGAATCAGCAGTTGTTCATGGCGCAGCTGGCGGCGAGCCAGAATGCCCAGAACCTGACGATCAAGGGCTATGTGGAGAACCAGTTCGCGTACTACAATCCCCGCCCGGTTCCCGCTTATCAGGTGCAGAATCCTAACTGCTGCTACGGTAACGGCTACGGCTGCGGCTGCGGAAACGTAGCGTAAGGAGGGGAGAGCATGGCGGTTGAACTTACTGCGAACGCTGTACAGGCCGTGGCGGCCGGACAGAACGTGCTGTTTACCGATACGCCGGTGAAATGCGGCCGGGGGTATGTTGTTCACCGTGAAGGCGCTGGGCTGGTGACACTTCGGGGCATTTGCAATGGATGTTCCCCAATCGCGCGGTATCGCGTGCTTTTCGTGGGAAATATCTCCGTGCCTACCGGTGGCACCGCCGGGGCTATCAGCGTAGCGCTGGCGCTGGGCGGTGAAGCGCTTCCCACCACTACGGCGACGGCAACCCCCGCCGCCGTGGGAGATGCATTCAACGTGGCGACCTCCGCGTTTGTGGATGTTCCCCGCGGGTGCTGCGTAGCGTTATCCGTGCGCAATGTCTCCGCACAGGCAATCGATGTTGCCAACGCCAATCTGATGATTGAGCGCGTGGCCTAGGAGGTGAAATTATGAAGCACTGGGAACAGTTGAGAGATACACTTTGCCGGGAACTGGACGAAATCGCCGAAAAAGGCGAACTGTCCGCCGGTGATCTGGAAACCGTGGACAAGCTGACGCACACCATGAAGAATCTGGATAAGATCATGATGGGCGAAGGATACAGTAACGCCGGGGACTGGTACGCTATGGGCAACTATGGACGGGATGGCTATAGAGCCGATTACCGGGACGGCGTGAGCTATCGAGGCCGTAAACGCGATAGCATGGGGCGCTACAGCCGCGCAGACGCCAAGGAAGATATGGTGGATAAGCTGCGGCGCATGATTGATGAAGCGCCGGACAGCCGGACGCGAGAGGCTCTGGAAAAGGCCGTCCGTTGTATGGAGGATTAAAAAATGTTAGCGGAGCGGGATTTGCTGGAAACAATCGAAGAATGTAAAGCAGTGAAGCGCCCGACAGCGGCGACATGCCAGCTGATGGCCTCATGTTATACAATTCTAGATCATATGTTTCCTGAACATTCCCACTCTGCTGATATTTCCCCCGTAAGCCTGTATTCCTCCGCTCCTGCACCGCAGAGTGATGAAATATCCGGGAGCGAGTTTGCAATTGCTGCAAATTCAGCGGGAATGAAACGGCTATTAGAAGTGATGGACGAACACATGGAGTGCATTCGGCTGATGTACCCCAAGGAATACGCGGCGATTATGCGGCGGCTCAGAGAATGAGCGCAAAATTCCGTTGCCAATCCGTTGCCAATTTGCACCATAAAAACGTACCGCACGCGGGAAAATATTAAAATCTGTGGTAATATTTTCACGTAGAATAGTTCGGAGAACGTGCGAATATAGCTGATAAAGCAATAAAAAAGCCCTAGAATTGATTTCTAGGGCTTTTTCTGCATGGTGACCCGTACGGGAATCGAACCCAGCACATTATTCCTGAAACATGTTGCGACTCTAATGGATTCTATTTTTCGTTTCCAATTTTGTTGCCAATTTTACCGTTCGCCGATGGGCTGGACGAGAAAAAGTTCCGAAAGCCCTGCGCCATTTTGGCAATATCCTTCTGCGCTACGTGCGTGTAAATTTTGTGCATCGTCTCGTCATCTGCCCACCCGCCAATTTTCATTGCTATCTTTTTCGGCATCTGGAGGTGATAGGCCAGAGACGCGAAGCTGTGCCGCAATCCGTGATTCCCTACTTTCGGCAGGCCGTTGGCGGAACAAATCTCGTTTATCCTTGTGCATATCCACCCGCCGGTCAGGTTGACGACATAGCCTTCCTTGTTATCAACTGCCTTTAGTGCTTCCATCAGCGGCTCAATAATCGGCACCGTGCGCCGGGAAGAATCGTTTTTATTCTGCTTCTTGTGAACCAGCTTGCCGCCGTCTCCGGCCACTCTTGCCCCGTGGACATATATTATTTCGTTCTTGAAATCGACCTTGTCCCACGTCAGCGCCAGCATCTCAGACCTGCGCAAGCTGGATAATTCCAGCAGGGCGGCAATTTCTATCGATTCCCCTTTTATGGCTTGCAGGAACACCGGTATCTGATCCGGGTCAAGGTACGGCTTTTCGTTGTGTTCCTTTTCCGGCAGGGTCACCCGTGGCCTGCGTCCGGTTTCCTCGAATATCGCGGCGGAAATCAGCATCCACACATTTTTAATATATTTCGGGGACAGTGTTCTTGCTTCCCTGCGGATGGCGGCTTGCCACTGTTCGTCCGTGGTGGTGTATACGTCAGCCGCCATCATGCTTTGAAAACGCTGCTTGCGGTAGGATTCATACGCATAAATCGTTGACGGCGACTTGAATCCCTTCCGGGCGGCTATATATTTATCAAGCGTGTCCCCCAGCGTCTTCCCCCGCTTACCGGGCGCGGCCTTTGCTTCGATAACGCCGTTTTTCAAGGCGAGATATTCGGCCACGCATTCATCGTATGTGTCTTTTGTAATTGATACGCGGCGATCCTCTATCAATACACGCGTGTGCCACGCCCCGGAGGGGAGCTGCTTAATTTTTGGGAGCCTGATTTCAGGCTCCTTTTTTCTTTTTGCCATTTCGTTCGCCTCCACTTAAAAGCTTGTGGAAAATCAAAAATGCCGTGAGCATAAAAACAGCGGCGATTCCTGCCGCGCCCAATAAAATAACCGCAGAAATCTTTTCGGAGCGAATCAGCCCCATTTCCGGGTTCCGGGCATCCAGCACCATATAGACCATGAGCACCGCCGTCAGCAGAATGTTTAATGCGCACTGCCCGTAAATCAAGGGCTTATTTTCCCTTTGCACGGATGCAAGCGCACTGTCTTTTTTAGAAAGGGCTTCGCTTTGCTTGCTGATGCGGTCATCTCTGGCCGCGACACCAGCCTCCATAATGCGGCTCCTGTCCAGTAGGCGGTCTATCGCCGCGCCCTTCTCGGCAATTATCTCGTCCTTGTATGCTATCTCCTGCCGGAGCTGGTCTATTTCCGCCTGATCTCCGCTTGGGTGAACACCTGCAACGGAATCCATTGACACGTCCATAGCGGCGCACAGCGCGGCGATATGGAAAAAGCCGGGGTTCGATACGGCACCGGAAAGAATCCGGCTTGTGGTGGCGATGGGAACGCCGGACACGTCAGAAAGCTGCTGGTTCGTCAGATGATTCCTGAATTTCTCGTCTTTCAGCCTTTCCGGGAGGGCATCGAAATTCGGCTGCATTTCCTCGATGAATGTTTGGCCTGTATTTGAATCCATAATTCGCCCTCCTATTAAATTTGATATTGGATTGTGCACATTTGATTGCGGTGGAATCAGATGTGTGGTTTACTTTCTCTGGCTGAAAATGCTATGGTGATATTGCAACCGGCAAGGGACACACGGCGTTACCGGCGGCAAGCCCCGCCACCTTGTGGCACGGGTGGCGGGGCAATCATCACTTGACGGACGTAATTTCCAGAGATTCTTTTTCCGTGGTGATGCCATTGGCAAACTCTGCAAATTGCTCGCCGTGCGAAGATGCAGAACCCGTGCCGGAAAAGGCATATATGATTGTGTAAATATATTCTCCATCATCAAATGTTCCAATTATCCCCGTAAGGCCGCCGGACGACGCGACAAGATCAAGATTGATCGTGGCGCCGAGGATTTTGCAGGTTGTATGGTCGGTTGCTGCGGCGTTGTTCCCAACTAAAGCCTCTACACACGCCGAATGCTGGGTTTTTGGCTTAAATGTCCGCATGATATCGGATTCATCCCCAGAGAATTGCCTCACGTAAATACCAATATAAGTGTTTCCATCTGGCAATGTTATATCTGTAAGCCCTTCGCCCGCTTCTTTGATGGTGCTATCTTTATCAACGGGGAATATTAAATTACCAATTTTTATTGTATCTTCGTTTTGCGCCTCAGTGGCCGACGTTGCGGCTTCGGTATTGGGAGTGGCGTCTTTCTGCGGCACCCGCCCGACTGTAATTTCATCTGTAGTCCACAGGCGCTTCTTCGTTTCGCTATCGGATGCGTGCAGAGAAAAAGAAACTTCCTCTATAGAATCGATATCGTTTTCCTCTAAATCAGATGATAGGAAACTAAGCTCGTCATACGTTACGCACCCGGCGTATGCGTGCGCAACCATGCTACCATAAATCATGAATCCGTTTACAGAAACATCATCGGAAAAAATATTGATATCGGAATCTGTGCTATTTTCTACATAGAATGAAAGAATTTCGTTATCCGTCCAGTCTGTTTCAATTCCACGGTACTTTATAATTATGCCATCTTTATCATATATGGTTTGGCCGGACTTATCAATTTCCTGCACATATCCGTCAGAAATGGAAGTTTCAAGGGAAAACTGGAATCTTGCAATTGTCTTCTTATCATCTTTGTTGTATATATAGGCATCTTGCGCCTTTACAGTTGCGATACTTTTAATTCCGTACTTTTCCAAATTTTCACGGGGAATATCAATGGAACCGTTTGATTTCTTGCCGGGAGCCACATTTTCATGTAATCCACAACACATTGTGATTCCATTTACTGAAAATTGAGTTCCAGTGAAAGAAACGTTCTTATCAGAGTTATTTTCCGCAAGGACTTTTATTTTGATGCTGTAGTCATCGGAATAGTCAATTTCTTTCGCCGTGAGTTTGAAAGTGCCATCGTCATACACCACGGTTTCCGCAATGGTTCCTTCTTCGGCGGCGACCGTTTCCGTGGGCGCTTCTGTCTCCGATTCGGTGGGCGCTTCCGTGGCTACCGTTGTAGGCGTAGCCTCCGTGGTCTCTGGCTGCGTCTCAGCCGTGGACGCGCCACAGCCGGACAGCACCAGGCAAAGGCAAAGCAGAAAAGCAATTACTTTTTTCATAGTGGATACCTCTTTCCATAAAATTCTACAATAAAATAATACCACGTTCGGAAAATAATTTCAACGAAGAGAAAAATTTTTTGTGCATTTTCTAATTAGTCCGGTTTATTGGACATTTAGTGTGCTACTGTATGTTATGCAAACAATTGTTCTAAATATAAAAGGAGGAACGGCCAGTGACGAAAAATGCATTGCGAAACAGAGTAAACTGTGATATAATGGAAGAAAGGAGAACATTGCCGAACATTCGTGAACAGTTAGCGGAGAATATTCTTTCCCTAACTGATGAACAGGCTGCATATGTGCTAAGGAGGGTAAAATGTTTGTTACAAAGCGAGCGCTCAGAAAAGAGAATCGAAAACTAAAAGAACTGCTTCAAAAATGCCAGAATCTGCAAAGCGAAGTCAAAGACTCCTGCCTTAATGCCAACTGCATTCTGTGCGAACACTGTGTAATGCCGCAAAGCGACTTGCCATTTGTTTTGGTTGGATGCAGGTTGGAGCGTGCCTGTGGCCACTTTTCACCAAATCAAATCTGTAAGAAACTTCACAAACAATGCGGAACAGACGCCGAGGAAAAAACCGATTGCCTCGTGGAAAATGGCTGACCGCCATTCCTTGTGCCGAAGTTCCTTATAATTTCGCCCCTTCTCCGTCAAGCGGAAATCGCTGTGGGCGTCGTTCACCCATTCGATACACTTACATTCGGCAAGGTATGCCAGAATGCCGGTATAATCTGAATAGCTGTGAATTTTCTTTTCATCAATAACGCCCATCCAAGCTATTACGTTGTATGTGTTGGAGTTCCCGAGCGGGGGATTGGCAATCAGGATATCCAGCACATATTTGGAATCTTTCGTTAATCTCACAATAAATTTATAGCCTCCTTGATAATGTTGGAAAGCTTACCGCACTGATCGTCGGACAGGCTATCAATTAAATCCAGAAGTTCCCGTTTTTCGGGGCTGACCTCGCCATTCGTGGCGGGGTCTTTTTTTGTTTCCTCGCCCTTGAGATACTCAACGGTGACGCCGAAATAATCGGCGATTTTTTGTAAGGTTGCTTGCCTCGGAACCGAATTATTAGCCCATCTTGTGACGGAAGACCGCTTAAAACCTAGCTCCTCGGCGACCGCAGACGGGGACTTATTAATTTTGTTGCATAAATCAACATAGCGAAAATAGAACAAAAATAATCCCTCCAAATTGTGCAATAGTCCGAAAGTTAACAAACGCAACATTTGCGCTTGACAATGCGAGGTACAAGTGTTACAATAGCAGCAAAGTTAACAAACGCAACAAAACCTCAGGCCCAAGACGAAAAGTCCTGCGTCAAAGCTATTCTGTTCCTCGCAAGTACATAGTAGCACACTTTGTTAACTTTTGCAACCACAAAATGACTGCGGTGGGAAAGAAAAAACGCCTGCGGACAATCGCAGACGCTTTTCCTCCAGATTTTTTACCGAAACACGGCGGCAACCCGGCACGCGCCGAAATTACTTTATCGGCGGCTCCCGGGCAGTTGCGTCAGACCGGGAGAAATGCCGAATCCGTAAATTGTCTTACGGTTCTTAGCCGTGCCAATCACTTACAGCATATCTGGTTGCTGTGCTCCATGCGCATCATGCAGTTGCCTTAGTTCGGAACGCCAGAGCAAAAAGATTGCTTCGCCAATGGCTCCGCATCAAATCACCCCTTTCTGTTGTTACACAGGGAACGCATGAAATTGTAGCACGGTTTCCCACCGCAGTCAACATTTTTAACTAAAAGGAGGAATACAATGCCCGAAAAATGGACGGGGCGGCTCATCGGGCGGATGCACAACGAGCGGATCACCTATGAGCAGCTGGCAAACGAAATGGGCGTGAACAAAGCGTACATTTCCATGATTCTGAATGGGAAGCGGAAGCCGCCCAACATCCAGAAGCGGATGGAGGCCGCTTTGGAAGCAATCATCAAGCGGGAGCGAGAGAAGCAATCTCAGAAGAAGGGAGAAATAACATGAGTACCTCCATGATTCTTTCAATAAAAGGAGGTGAATCCGGTGCAGATCACAATTGAAGGAACGGTAAAAGAGGTTGCCGCCCTTGTACTGGAACTACAAGAGCGGCGCAGGAACGAATCAGAAGTCCCCAATGCTTATGCCTGCAATCTGGTCGTAAAAGATGACGATATTTCCAATATTGACATCTGCTCCATTCCCAAGACGGATGCGAGCGTCCGTTAAGTGCAAATACCCGTCATTGCCATCAACATTATCTACGCCGTATTGGTCAGCGACTTCCTTGAGAAATTCAGCAAAGAATAGTTTTTCCAGGGCTGCATCACCTTCATCCAAGATTTTGCCTGAGATAATCCCAGCAGATGTAACAATGATGATTCTATTCTTTTTCAGCCCATCGGATTTTGTTGCCAGCGCAATAGTCCGAATAATTTGCTTTTTCAGTGTATCACCCACAATATCACCCCCTTTCGAGGTGATTCTACCACGGCAAAAATCATTTATCAATAGCCGAAACGGTCTGAAAAGACTGTGCGAGCTGTACGGCGTTTCGGCAGAGTGCATTAAAAAGTGAGAGAGCGGGATGCTGGCACATCCCGCTCAGTTGGAAGAGCAACTTACTTTCTTAAAGTCAACAATTTTTTCAAGTTTAGGAGGAAAATTATGAAAAATGTGAAGATTCGCGAGGCAGCAAAGCAGGCAGGTGTGTACCTTTGGGAAATCGCGGAACGCTATGGGTGCAATGACGGGAACTTCTCCCGCAAATTGCGGCGGGAACTGCCAGCAGCTGAGCAGGAGAAAATCATTTCCATCATCGAGGAAGTGGCACGAGAGAAAAAGGATGCTGTCTAATGTCCGATTTTGGAGGTGACATAAAATGCCAAGAATCCGGCAGTATGCCGAGCGCTACGCGGCAGAGGATTTCTGGAAGGAAATCGACCGCTGCTGTCCCCTGGCGGGGATTCAGAGCGATAATGCGTCGGCGCTCGGGAAAAGAATTGGAGAGGGGTACCAAAATCTGCTGAACTACCAAAAGGGGAAAACCGAAATGCGGGTAAGCGTCCTGCGAAAGCTGGTGACCACCCTCCACCCCAACCCGGCGGTGATTCTGAAAACCCTGGGGTATTCGGAGAAGGAGATACGGGCGTTTGCAAGGGAATGGCAGTGATTTGAAATCTACGGCAGAATGCCGAAATTGAAAGGAGTTATTTATGGCGAAGTACAAAGTTGGGGATAAGGTGCGGATTGTGAGCAAGAGGCCGCAGCGGTGCTGGAACCCTTATATGGACAAGCATCTGGGAAAGACCATGACGATCATAAAATCCGGAATCAACGCTGAAGGAGTTTACTATTGCATGGAGGAGGATCGCGACGATTTTCTTGGGCATTGGTTCTGGTACGAAGATATGATCGCTGGCCTTGTGGAGCCTGCGCGGGAACCCTGCACCGTGGAACTCCGCTTTGACGGGATGATTACCACGGCCACGCTGAAACGGGGCGGGCGGGACGTGAAGACCGCGGAAGCCCGGTGCAATCCAACGGATACCTACAGCAGAGCGGAGGGCGCAAGGGTCGCCGTTGAGAGGCTGTTTGAGAAGAAGCGCAAGGAGGACAAGCCAAAGGAGAGCAAGCCGAAGATCGGGGACAAGTTTGTGGTTGTAGGCGACCTCAGTGGCCATGAATTTCCAATCGGCGATATTGTCACACTCTGCCGCGTCTGTAACGGTTGGAGACTTTACATGAATCAGTATGGTAGAAAGCGGTGGGTTTATGATTTTGACGTGAAGCCTTACAAGGAGAACGCCAAATGACACCCAACGAAACGACCCAGCTTCGCACCATGGCGGAAATGAACCGCCGGTTGCGCCGGGAAAATGACCGGCTGCGGGAATCCCTTTTGCTGGAATCGAAGGAAAGCAAGGCGTTTGACGATGAGAACGTGGAGCTTTTCGATGTAGTCCACAAAAACCACGACAGGAGGTGAACGATATGGCAAGCAGAAGCAAGCCCATGGATGCCCGGTGGGAGCCGGTGCCGGAGAACCGGAAGCCATTTAATATCAAGGAATGCGTTTTCCGTGTTCTCCCATATGCGGGGCTGAATCTGGTGCTTTTCTGGTGGCAACAGACCGATTTGCTGGCGGACAAGGCGGCAGTTCCCGCAATGTGGGTGTGCGCTATCCTGATGGGTGCCGGTATCGGACGGTGCATCAGAGGGCGATAAAAAGCCGCCCCCGATGTTACAGCACCGGGGACGGCAAGACACAGAGATAACGAACATAGTCGCATTTACAGTATATCAAATGGAGAAAGGAAAGTCAATGGACGTTTTTGATAGCATGGAGCCGTGGCGGCAGGCTGAACAGTTGGCGGCGGATGCCGACTCCCGGGAAGCGGTACTCCCGAAGTGTGCCAGGTGCGGATATCCCATCACAGGCAGCAAACTGGTATATATCCCGGCGCATGATGAGTTCTACTGCCTGAATTGCATAGATTCCATGACGGAGTTCAACGAGGAAGCAGAGGTGGAGGAATAATGGAGGACGGAATCATCATAAGCGAATCGGAAAGATTCGAGGATATCTACATTAGGCCGTACAATCGAGTCAATGTTCCGGCTGTCAGTTTCCCGGATGGTAAGAGGCGCATTGCCTACATTAACGCCCTTGCTACAAAGTTTTGGAACGGCGAAAACACTGTTGGGATAAAAGTAAGCGAGAACTACGTCGTTTTTATTCCGCAAAAAATTGGTAGAACATTAAAAATAAACAAAGTTGGTGGGGGCTTTTATATCAGCACAGGTAGCTTAGGCGGAATTGTTCCCCCCGGGGCAAAATACCGGGCATATCCGTACAAGGGCGGTATCGCTATAAAACGGTTTGATCCGTTGCGGGAGGATGAAGAATGATACGGAAAATTCCAACCGCGACCATGAGCAAAGAGGAATGGACAGCACTGCGCTCTACCACCATTGGTGGTTCTGATGCCGCCGCCATTCTTGGGCTGAACCCCTACAAGTCACCGTATGCCCTGTGGGCGGAGAAAACCGGGAAGGTCATCCCGGAGGATATTTCCCAGAAAGAGGCGGTACGCCTTGGCACGGACTTGGAGGAATACGCAGCAAAGCGGTTCACCGAAGCTACCGGGAAAAAGGTGCGCCGGGAGAACTACACAGTATTCCGGGACGATATGCCCTACGCCCACGCCAACTACGACCGGCTGGTCATCGGTGAACGGGCAGGATTAGAGATCAAGACCACCAATGCCCTGCACCTGAGCAAATTCAAGAACGGCGAGTTCCCGGCTACTTACTACGCACAGTGCTGCCATTACTTGCTTGTGTCAGGCCTTGACCGCTGGTATCTGGCGGTTCTGGTTCTGGGCATTGACTTCAAGGTGTTCGTCATCGAACGGGATGAGGCAGAGCTGGAAGCCCTGAAAGAGGCGGAGGAAAGCTTCTGGGATAACGTCCAGAGCGAAACGCCCCCGGCTATTGACGGCATGGATTCCACCATTGACGCCCTGAACGCAGAGTTCCCGGCCAGCGACCCGGACACCGAAATGGATTTGACCAGCTGCGCCGTTGATTTGGCGATCATGGACGAATGCAGCCAGCAGATCAAGGCGCTGGAAGAAAAGAAAGCAACCGCTCAGGCGCGTATCATGGAGACCATGGGAACCGCCGAGCGGGGCGGATACGGTAGCTACAGCGTCACATGGAAGACGCAGAAACGCTCCACGTTCGATAGAAAGAAGTGGGAGAAAGACCACGGAGAAATCCCACAGAACTATTTCAAATCTTCGGAAAGCAGAACTTTCCGGTTCAAAAAGGAGAATATTTAATGGCAAACGTGATTCAGAATGCCGCCGCTTCCACGCAGGCGGTAGCAAAAAGCAAGAAACCCAGCAGCATTCAGGACTACATTGAGGTTATGAAGCCCGCCATTCAGGCGGCACTGCCCAGCGTGATGACCCCGGAGCGGTTCAGCCGCATTACCCTCTCGGCACTGAGCGCCAACCCGAAGCTCAAGGAATGCACCCCTCAGTCTTTCCTTGGCGCTATGATGACCGCCGCCCAGCTGGGCTTGGAACCCAATACCCCTCTTGGGCAGGCTTATCTGATTCCCTTCCGCAATCACGGCCAGATGGAGTGCCAATTCCAGCTTGGCTATAAGGGACTTATCGACCTGGCCTACCGTTCCGGTGAGGTTTCCATCATTCAGGCGCACACCGTATACGAAAACGACGAGTTTGAGTATGCCCTTGGCCTTGACCCGAAACTGCGGCACGTCCCCGCCAAGAGCAACCGGGGCAAACCTATTGCCTACTATGCCATGTTCAAGACGAAGGACGGCGGCTACGGATTTCAGGTTATGAGCATCGAGGAAGTTACCGAGCACGCGAGAAAGTTCTCTAAGAGCTTCGGGAATGGCCCATGGCAGACCAATTTTGACGAGATGGCAAAGAAAACCGTTCTGAAAAAGGTGCTGAAATACGCCCCGCTGAAATCCGACTTTGTGCGCGGTATGTCTCAGGACGGCACCACAAAGACGGAGATTTCCTCCGACATGGCAGATATCCCGGACATGACTGAGTACATCGACGTTGACCAGGACACCGGCGAGGTGATTTCTCAGGAGGCAGACAATGCTTAATCAGATTGCAATCCAAGGCCGCCTCGTCCGTGACCCGGAGCTGCGGAGAACCGATTCCGGGAAGGCCGTGACAAGTTTCTCTGTTGCCTGTGACCGGGATTTTAAGAACTCCCAGACTGGTGAGAAGGAGTGGATTTTCTGGACTGCGTTGCCTGGGGTTCCACCGCTGAAACCGTGGAAAGGTATTTCCGCAAGGGTCAGATGGCTATGGTAACAGGCAGACTGCAAATCCGGCAGTATACAGACAAGAGCGGCCAGAAGCGCCGTTATGCGGAGATTCTTGTGAGCAGTGTCTATTTCTGCGGTAGCAAGGAAAGCGGCGCTCAGTCCAGCTCTGGGGCTGACAGCGGATACAGCACACCGGCGTATCAGGCTCCCGCCCCTGCGGCGAACTTCCCACTGCTGGAAGACGACGACGCGCAATTACCGTTCTAGCCCGAAAAAATCAATCTTTCCCCAAAAAGATTGACAGTACAGTTTGCATTTTCCCCTTGGCGGTGGGAGGTGAAACCGCCAACTCCAAAAGGAGGAGAATCGTGGCAAAAGAAGTTTTCAGAATTGCCTACCCGAAGACCGGCGCGGAAAAGAAGAAGTGGGCGAAGGAATACGGCATGAATGCGTACTACGCCGGGAAGCATTGGGCATTGCGGAAGAAAGACGCTGAGTTATGGCACTGGCTTACATTGGCGGCCATGAACGCCCAGGGCGTTCGCAGAACACCCTTTAAGCTGCCTGTAGCCGTGACGTTCTACTGGAATGACCGGCTGGATATCGACAACCATGCAATCATGGGAAAGATGATCGTGGATGCCATGAAAGGCCGTGTCATCGAGGACGATAACCGGCGCTGGCTGAAAAGCGTTTCCCACAATTTTCATGATGAGGATTACATACAGGTTGAAATACGGGAGGTAAGGCCGTGACACAGTGTGAGCGTATCCTGCGGCATTTGCAGGACTATGGAAGTATCACCCAGGCCGAGGCTGTTACCGAGTACGGCTGCTACAGGCTGGGTGCAAGGATCTGGGATTTGAAAGCCCAGGGCGTTCCCATCAAGAGCGAAACCGTCACCGGGAAAAACCGGTACGGGGAGCGGACGTGCTTTGCAAGGTATTCGCTGGTGAAGGAGGTAAATGCGCAATGAAATATGACGTTATCGTCACCGATGCCGAGGATATCTTTGAATTGGATGGCATTCAAGATAATCTTCTCCGACTGAATAATATATCCGAAGAAGAAGTAAAACACATAGTTGACATTTTTGGCAGTCGCGGCCTTCAAGTTGTTCTATTCCCTAGGCTGGGAAGCGAGGAGTAAACTATGGCAATCAAAAGCGGACTTGATTTCTTTCCGCTTGATGTTTGCTTGGACAAGAAATTTGAACTGATAGAAGCAGAATATGGCTTGACAGGATTTGGTGTAATCGTTCACTTGCTGCAAGAGATATACGGCAAGGAGGGTTATTACATTGAATGGACAGAGGAGGTTGCGCTTTTGTTCGCCCGAAGATGCGGGCTGGGTGGGAGCGTCGTTTCCGAAATAATAGAGGCTTCTATCAGACGAGGGATGTTCGACAAAGAGATATATGACAAGTATCACGTTCTGACTTCACGAGGAATTCAGAAGCGGTACTTCGAGGCAGTCAGCCGCCGTAAAAGTCTTGAAGTCGATTACAACATCCTTCTGGTCGAGTGCGCCAAAATTTGCCCCAATGTAAACATTTCAAGCAGAAATGTCAACATTTTATCAAAAAATGCTGACATCCGGAGACATAGTAGAGTAGAGGAGAGTAGAGTAGAGAAAAGTAGAGTAAAGGAGAGTATAGGCGCGGAGCCGGACACCGCCTCCACGCCGCCGGTGTGCCAGATCATACTGAATGATAAATCCCTTTACCCCGTTTTTCAGGCTGACGTGGACAAATGGGCAGGGCTCTACCCCGCCGTTGATATTCTGTCAGAGCTTCGGAAAATGGCCGGATGGTGTGACGCCAACCCATCCAAGCGGAAAACCAAGGGCGGGGTACAGCGATTTATCAACGGCTGGCTTGCCAAAGAGCAGGACAGGGGCGGTGCTGGGTCAGCACCACCGGTTAGGCGCTATGGGAAGCCTGATATTCCTAAGGGCGCGTCCGGCGAGCTGGGGGACGCTGAGCTGGAAGCAATACGGCAGGTTCTGGCGGCGGGAGCAGATGAAAGAAGGGAGGCATTATGAGAGAAAAACCCGGCCAGTACATCGATTCGGAAAGCCCCTTTTGCAGAAACTGCACGCGGGACGATTGCCCCACCAACGGGGACGGCTGCAAGGCATGGGAAACGTATTTCATCGATAACTGGAACAAAAACATCATGAAATCAATTGGAAAACACAAAAAACAACGCCAATTTTTCCGGTACGAACACCCGGATTTGGTGAGAGAGGGGATTGTTTTTGAGCATGAGCAAGGCTAAAATGTACGGCTGTTTCAAGCCGGTGAAGCGAAATTGCACCCCGCCCAAGTGGGGGAAAGTCCCTCTGGGAAATAAAGAAAAACAGAAAGGAAATGGAAAATGAAAAATGAGCTATGTACCAGCTGCAAGTACCGAATTTCCCCGGATGGATGGGCGGCTTGTGACGGCTGCATTCACGATGAAGGCTTGAAAGATCGGTATGAGCCGATGACCAACGCCGACCGCATCCGGAACATGACGGATGAGGAGCTGGCAAAATTACTCAGCACCGGGACGTTTATTTGCGAGGGGCGTAAAGATATCTGCGAGAATATGCCGGGATGCGAGGAATGCAGGTTGGCATGGCTCAAAGCCCCGGCAGAAAGCGAGGGGGGGAAATGAAAGTTCTGATAGCCTGCGAGGAATCGCAAACCGTGTGCAAGGCGTTCCGGGCGCGGGGGCATGAGGCATATTCCTGTGATATTCAGGAGCCGTCCGGGGGTGTCCTACCATGCGAATAGCCCGCGTGTTCCCCACGAAAACCTCCATGTCCCCCACTGACCCGTTGGCATTCTTCGGGGCACCTACACTGGATGCCATAGCAGCAGAACCAGATGAAGTGCATATAAGCGTGACATTTTCTTGGGACTTGGAGAAAGCGGATGAGCTTTTCTATCAGTGGGAAATGCTGGGTGTGCCTGTTGAAGTCGGCGGCCCCGCCTTTGGAGACCGCATGAGCGAAACATTTACACCGGGGATGTACCTGAAAGAGGGAATGACCATCACAAGCCGAGGCTGTCCGAAGGATTGCTGGTTTTGCGACGTGGGGAAATGCGCCAGAGGCCGGGTGATCGAGCTCCCGGTTCAAGATGGGTGGGACGTGCTGGATGACAACATCCTTGCCACCAGCGACACCCATTTTGCAGAGGTTATATCCATGCTCAAACGGCAAAAACGCCGCCCTGTGTTTTCTGGCGGGTTGGAACCGGAGTATATGACCCCGTGGAAAGCGGAGCAGTTAATGTCCATCAAGCCGCAAACGCTTTATACCGCCTATGACACCATGGACGACTACGAGCATTTAAGGGCTATGTCGGAAATGCTGCATAACGTGGGGCTTAGCCGGAAAAGCCACCAGGTAAAGTGCTATATGCTATGCGGCTACCCGGAGGACAGCATGGATGCAGCGGATAAACGAACCAAACAAATCATGGGTCTGGGATTTCTGCCCTTTGCCATGCTGTACCGGGACGAAACAGGGAGGCGTGACCCGGAGTGGAGGAAATTCCAGAGGGAATGGGCAAATGCCGTGATCGTTGGGAGAAAATACGCTGATTTCTGGGCCGGGAAAGTTTAACCTGGTCGAAATCGACCACTTTAACCGCCTCGAAATTGAGACATTTAAAAGCCCGGGGCAACCCGGGCGGGAAGGAGATAACAATGGACGAAATCAAATTGAAGCCCTGCCCGTTTTGCGGCACCTCTGGTCAGGTGCAGCAGTCAGGAAAAATGTGGTTTGTCGAGTGCGACAATGATACCACATCGTGCCCTGTAAATCCATGGACTGGGTATTTCAAAAACAAATATGAAGCAATTAAGGTCTGGAACCGGAGGGCTGACCATGAGTAAATCGGTACTTATCAGCATTCGCCCGGAGTGGGTGGAGAAGATTCTGGCCGGGGAAAAGACGATTGAGGTGCGAAAGACCCGTCCGAAACTGGAAACGCCGTTCAAGGTTTATATCTATTGCACAAACCAAAAGAATATTATACTTTGGAACGCACAAAGCTACATTTACGCAGACGACCATAACCACAATGCTTTTGATAGATGTTGGAATGGTAGTGTTGTTGGCGAGTTTGTGTGCAACGAGATCACATGGCTAACTCACATCGGTTTTTCTGGGTTGCCTGGGATTCGGCTTGCTGCAATGAAAAACGGGTACACGGTAGATGATTCCTTTGACTTTTCCAAAAGCTGCCTAACAACGCCACAAATTGAAAAATACCTGGGCGGTAAGGATGGGTACGCTTGGCACATTTCCAACCTGAAAATCTACGATCAGCCGAAAGAGCTGAACGAGTTCTGGTTTCCGCCTGAGCTGTATTGCGAAAAGGAGCGGTGCGGAAGCTGCCCGTACGATCAGGTGTCAGATGTGAACGGAGAATACAGCTTCGACTGCGAATGGAAGCGCCCGCTGACGCGACCGCCGCAGAGTTGGTGCTATGTGGAGGAATTGAAATGAGTGATTATATCAGCCGGGAGGCGGCCATGGAAATCGTAAAGCGCACAAGTGGCGATTATGCGGCGGCTTTTTCCGAGATACGCAAACTTCCCCCCGCAGACGTGGAGCCGGTGCGGCATGGGGAATGGCGACTTGTTCGCAGAATGGCAGCTTGTGGGGAATACGAATGCTCCGTGTGTGGCCGCATTGAGACATTTGGTTGCTTTAACAAGCCAGAGAATAATCCATATTGCCATTGCGGCGCAAAAATGGATTTGGAGGACGAAACAAATGACGATTGACCGAGCAATTGAAATTCTGAACCCGGAACACCGGGAGCATTACGAAAGTATAGACCCCGTGAACGAAGCCTGCCGGATGGGCATGGAGGCGTTGGAGCGGACAAGGTGGATTCCGTGCAGTGAGAGGTTGCCGGAGCTGCAGGATACATGGTGGCACAGGGTCGTAATCGTCTGTGCAAGGGGACGCGTCATGCCGATGGTTTATGAGCGAGACATTGTACAGGGGAAAGTAGTTGATCTGTGGAAATGGATGTGTCGCGAGATTTACAACGAGCCGGAAGCCATCACCCACTGGATGCCGCTTCCAGAATTGCCGAAGGAAGGAGGCACAGAGAAATGAGCTATGATCTGAGGATCGCCGTTAAGGTGGATGGATGCGATAAGTTCGCACAAATCGCCGAGCCGGAATACAGCAGCCCCACGTATAATCTGGGCAAGATGTTCCGGGCTTGTACCGGGTGGGATTACAAGCAGGGAGAATATTACAGGTGCTCCGAGGTGATCGGGAATATCGAAAAAGGTATCGAAGAGCTGCGTGTATGTTGGGCGAAATACGTGAAATACGGAGAAGTGGCTGATATCCCTTATGCCGTTGAAGCGCTTGAAAGTCTGCGGAATTGCATTTACGAGCAGGCAGAGGAAATCCCGCTGGAATGCCTGTATGTGGCATGGTAGGAGGTGCAGAGAAGGGTGAAAGTTATCGCGACTGTGTTCGCTGTGATTGTGTTCCTGCTTTTCTGCGTGCTTATTGCCACGTTGCTGGTATGGGTGATTCTCATAATTGTCAAGGACATCATCGAGCTGTGGCGGAAAATAAAGGAGTGAGAACCATGAGCAAGAAGCTGGATTATCTCACCCTGTGCTCCATAGCCGCCCAGAAGGCCGGGACGAGCTACGGGAAGTACATGGCAATGCACGGATACCACCCGCCGATTCAGGCTGATGTGGAGGACGTGGAAGCGCCACAGGGCATTTCTAAAATCTGCCCCCAGTGCGGGAAGGAATTCACGCAGGGCAAGATCAAGCAGAAGATCTATTGCAGCTTGGAGTGCCAGAAAGCCCACGCCCAGAGAGCCGCTCAAAGGAGATACCGGGACAGGAAAAATAAGGAATTGGAGGTACATGAATAATGGCAGAACAGGATTTCAAATTTGATGATGCGTTGCTCATGAAGACTGCACGCGAGATGCTTGCAAAAAAATTGACCGAAACAGTGAAAGAGGTCGCCAAGTCCGGGGAATGGGAGATCCCCACAGTAGAGCAGGAAGAATCTGACCCGGAAAAGATTCTCCGGAGGATGTTTGCAAAATACGCCTACGGCAACGTCCCGGAGTGGTTCGCCTCTGCGGTATCTGCGACGTTCTATGTGCTGTCTGTGGACAAGGGAAAGGGGATTGAGTGTATTTCCGTCTTGCACACGGCAGCGGAACGGGCACCGGCTGAAATTCGGATGACGGCGCAGACAAAACTGCTTAGGGTATGCCAAGAAACCGGGATGCTCGGCGGGATTGGGAGCCTGTCTGTTCTCTAGGGGCAACATGGAGTACAAGGATAGCAGGAAGTACTGCGTCGGGTGCCGGTATTTCTTCGGGTATTACGAAGGCAGCCGGTGCTGCAATTACATATTCGTCCGCGGGGGAAAGCGGCCTTGCCCGCCTGGGAAGTATTGTACCGAAAGGAGGGCGAAAACGAAAAACAGGAGACGGAATTTAATATTATAGCTTTATCCCTGTATAGTATATATTAAATATAATCTTATATCTTGTGTGTATTGTGTATATCTATACAGGGGTTTAATAAGATATGCAAGGAGGAACGGAATGAACTGGAAGTATGAGGCCATTGAAAAGCTAAAGGAGTACAGTGCAAAGAAACAGTCCCTGAAAAGCATTCCCGAAGAAATGGCGCGGCTGGAATCCGCTATGCAGAGTATCCGAAGCGCCACGGCTGACGGTACGCCGGTAAGCGGCGGTGGCTCCGGCCGGGAAGACGTGATGCTATCGAATATCGTTCACCGTGAGGAACTGGCGCGTTCGCTGGAACAGGCGAGAAAATGGGTGTCACTTGTGGATTCCGGGCTTGAAGTCCTTACAGACGATGAGCGGAAGGTGCTGGATAGATTCTACATAAAGCCCGCGAGGGGGAATGTGGACAGGCTGTGCGAAGAATTTGGGATTGAAAAATCTCAGGTTTATGCGCGAAAGGATTCGGCGCTTCACCACTTTACAATTTGCCTATACGGATGCGCAGAAATTTAAAAAACCGGAAAAAAACCGGAAGATTTTTCAGTTTGAATGTGCTATACTGGTAAAAAAGAAAAAGCGCAAGAGGCTTGGGATTGCTCCTGAGCCTCTTTTTACATGGCGCGGTAGAAAACGAGTTGGGTTCACTCTCCCCAACAGAAGGCCGTTTGAATCGGCCTCGCGCCAATTATTTTGTATGAGCGGTGGTGCTATGGCTGCAAGGATTACAGATCGGAAGAAAAAAAGAATAATTGCCGACTGGATAGAAATGCAGTCGTACAGCGCCGTTGCAAAAAAGCATGGCGTAACTCACCAGACTGTAAAAAGGATTGTTAGCGCTTCACCGGATATCGCCCAAAAAGTGCAACAAAAAAAAG